CACCACACAAAAAGGTAGTACCTTTCTTATTAGTCCATTCTGACTTATTAATGAAACCCCAAACTGATTGTTGGCTACCACTGTTTGTGATAATCTTGATATACTTCCTAGACACTTTATATGAATAAGAGTAATCCGTAAGGGTTGGGTATTGTTTTAAATGTTCGATTAATAAATCGTCACACAGTTTGTCACAAAGTTGTAAGAGCTCTTGCTCTTGGTTAACCTCGTTTACTAATTCTGATACTTTCATTACGCTGCCTCCAACATAGTTAAAGGAACTGAATATCTACCCTCTGGCAGTTCTACAGTTGCTCTTGATATCTTGACTTTAATTAAAGTCCCCAAAGTCCTTTTAGTCTTTTGGACTACGTAGACTTTTGCACCTTCGACCAAAGAGGTCTTGGCATTCAGTTTCTTCACTTCATTACAAAGTTCGATAACTTCATTCAACTCTGCAAGAGAGCTTAAAGAAGTGATTTTGGTTTTTAATGATTGGTTCATAGTGTCTCCTTGATTTTTCATTATATACATAGTATACCAAAAAGCTTAGGCTGCTGTCAAGGCCTCTTTTGCAATTAGAAATTCTTGCACGGCTGTCTGTTCAGTTTTAGTTAAGTCGGATATTCCATTGAACCTAGAATAGGTTAATCCTATTGTGGTCATCTTGTTTCCAGCAGTGACCGCTGCATTCCATAGTCTTAGAGAATCTTCATCATTCCCAGCGTGTAGTTCTCCCATTTCACATGCCGTGATAATTTCACGTCCAAGTTTTACAATCTTCATTTGAGATTCGGGTGATGTGTAAATACTGTTTTCCATTATAAACTCCTTTGTTTATTTCTTTATTGGAGTCCAGTATAACAAAAAGCTAGGGGTGCTGTATAGGCCCTTTATAGACTTTTTTGTATGTCGTCTAATTCTTTTAATTTGGCGTTTATAATGTCTACTCTATTAGGCCAATAGATATAGTCCTTGTCTGAATCCTTTGCAAGATTCTCAAGTAGGGGTCTTACAAAATTATCAAGTTTGTTGATTACTTCCGTTGCAGTAGTAGTCTTCTCAATAATCTTAGTATCAATGGCTGCAAGTTCATCTGCATCCATCGCTGTAAATCCGAAATCGTTATAGTCTGTCATAGTAGTATTTATAACGTATCGTTATGAAGATGGTAAAAAGTTTCCATATCTTTACATGTCTGTTTGTCACTCTGTACATCTCTATAGTTTGCATGTGCTTGTATGGTCAACTCGGGAATCTCTATCTCGGGAAAACTTGTTATCAGTTTGTAGATTAATCCACTGACATCTTGCCATGAAAGACTGGGTAAGTCATCATGATTAAGCAGGCCTAGGTTGATTGTAGTGAGTTTGTATTTCCTATCTGAGTTGTACGTAAGGTTATTACTTAAATGATTTAGAGAGGCTTTCTCAGCTGCATACTTATGTCCCTTAGAGATATTTGGTTGGGCTGCACGAGATGAAAAGTTGATAATGTATTTGGTCTTATCATTTTTCCATGCACGATGAGCTATTTCTAATATTTTAGTTTGGTCAAAACCCCTATGTGCAAAGTTAATTAATACATCAACATGATTAGGATTATCATAATCAAATCCGAACCAATCAGTATCATTCATAGTGATATCATCTATTCGTGGTGTTGATACTTTAATGGTATCACCTTGATACGGTGTTGTCTCTAGTGTATCTTTAATGTTCTTTGCAAGACCACTACTTCCTGTTATTGCTACTTTCATAATATTCCTTCACTATGTCAAATGATTGTTTACCAAATAAACTCCCATCGACACTACACTTGTTACAAGGGGACATAGACCTGTCACCCTTCATTAATTTCTTTCTAATTTTATTCATAGGTTTAGAGAACCATACATTATGTAGGGTCTCTGATAACAGGTTGCCTACAACATGTTCTCTACCCCAGTCATTGGAACAGAATAAAACATCACCATTCCAATCAACAAACATTTTATAAAAAGGATAATGACACGGCTTACCTTGTAATGCTTCAATTGTACTCTCCTCAATTCCTACCCAATCCATTACACCGCTTCTATTGTTCAGTATCAATCCATGATTTGCCATGTCACCCCAATGCATACGATACTTGTATTTCGTTTCGGGAATCGTTTTCATTATCTTATCGAAGTGTTCCATCTGTTCGATACCATCATATAGATTGATGTAGAGTAAATCCAATCCACTAAATTCGAATAACTCTTCTGCATATTCTCTAGTGAGTTTATCTCCGTTCGTGTTGCATTCTATTGTTGCATAAGGAACTGCTGACCTAAAGGTATGAACAATTTCTCTGAACCTTGGGTTAAGTAGATTCTCTCCGTATCCACTTAAAGATATCTTCCCTCTAAATCCATTCNTATGTAATTCATCTCCAATGGTCTTTGCAGCCTTGGGTGTCATATGTAAATTTCTATTTGGAAACACTTCGGGATTTGCACGTGGACAAAATGAACATGTCCTGTTGCATAACTCTGTAGTGTTAACTTCGACTGTAAGAATAGAACTGAGTTCATTCAGTTGGTCTTGGTCTTGTCGACTCCAATGTTTCTCTTCCTGTTCTCTACGATGTTCTAGAAAGTCGTATTGGTCTACTGCCTGAATAGGAATGTTACGTATCGACACGCCTGCACCTAATGTGTCGTTCTTGTTCATCCAAAATCTGTTCGTGGTAAGAAAACTCGATTGAGTCGCCAATGTTAAACTCTCCTTCTGTAAAGTATTTGGGAATGATAAAAAACTGTGATGATTTATGTTCATCAATTTTACAGCTTCTTGGGTCACCATGCCTATTGTAAAGATATGGTCTAACATGTAATCCGTCTTTGTTTAAATCGTGTGCTGAGAAAATCAGCTCGTTGTCTTCTAGATAAAGATTAACGAATGGGGTATCGTATTGGATACCTAAACGAATTGTGTATTCGGTAGGGAAATTAAAACGAAGAACGTCATCTTCTATATCTTGAAAACGTTCTTCGTATCTTGGACTTACTTTGTTTAAATCGAGGGGTAATACTTCTGATATCTTAGAAGTATCCACCGTCTCGCACAGTATCATCGTCATTATCTTTATCTCCATCGCTGTCTACTGCTGAAACAAATGAACCGTCATCTTGCAATGATTGGATTAACTCATCTGTTTGGTCTTGGAATGACTCAATCATTTGTGCTTTTGTATCTGAAGTGCTGATTGTAAAATCCAATCCTTCAGCTGCTTTCTTAATACCAGTTTTGGTCATTGCATCTAGTTCTGCACTTGATGGAATTGTAATCTCGTCATAAGACTCTTCTTCTTCAACATCTGTTTGTGCATCAATTCTTGCTTGTGCAGCTGCAAGTAATTCTTCTTCACTGTCGTAAGTAGGTATTACTTTTTCTACTGATGCTTCTATTGACTGTCCTGTAGATAAAGTTTCTGCTCTAGGTTTAAAATTACCACCAGTGATTACTGGTTTTGCAAGAGATGATTCTGTTTTAGTATCGTCTTCCTGTACTTGAAACTCTGAACCTAATGGTTCTACTTCATCTGATACTTCGAAACCTGTATCTTCTTCAACTGTGGTTTCAGTAACATTATCATTTGCATCAACCCATTCTTGGAATGATTGTTTTGTTTCTTCTATCTTGTCATTGAAAGCTTCGTCTGTAGAAATAGGTTCTAAGTCAGCCTGCATTGTTTCTGATTCACTCAAAGCTTCTGTGACTTCTTCTACTCTATCAACTTCATCCAAGAAGGATTCTGTTGTAGTTCCACTTGGTGTGAATATTGGAGTCTCTACTGCTGGAGAATCAAATACTTCTTCTGCTGGTTGAATAGTTTCCTGTGTTTCAACTGGTGGAGTCGTAACTACTTTAGTATGAGACTGTGGTGTATCCAACGGTATGTAAGGTTCTTCTTCTACACCTTCGGGAGCTGGATTCATTGCACGTGCAAGTCCGAATGCTCCTGTAGCAGTCTTCTTAGGTGCAAGAGGTGTTTGTGGGGGTGGAGTAGGAAGTTCGTATCCATGTTGTTTTGCAAGGACACCAATCTCTTCTGCTGACAACTGTACGAATCCTTCAGAGTTTAATTCACCCTGTTTAACTCCGATGACTCCATCGTTGTTTAAGTCCATGTTGATTCCATGAGAAGCAAGTACTGCTTCTAACTGTGCAATCTTCAAGTCAGACTCTTTTCTTTTAATTCTTTCAGAACTTAATCTATCGTCTTGTTCTCTTTGACGTTCCATAAAGAGTTCTTGTTTTGCAAGATTGTCTGCAGCGATTAATTCTTCTGCTCTACGTTGTGCGTTCTGTACCATTAGTTGATATTCTTCTTGACCAGCAGCGTACTCTTTAGTAACTGCATCAAGAGGAATTAATTCACCTTGGGTAACGTTTCCACTTTTAAGATGTGATTGAACAAGTGCATTGACTACGCCAGCACTGTTGATGGTAAACCCGATTTTAAAATCAGCAATCCTCTTTTGGATTCTTTCCAATTCAGTTGGTTCGGGTACGTCTTGTGCAAACTGAGATACAGTTTGATTTTCATTTGTTGCCATAATTTAATTTACTCCATGGAGCAGAACTAGACTAGAAAGTTGTTTACTGAAGTTAAATTTAACTTCCCTTTTTAATATGTATAGTCTCGGTCTGCATTATTATTTAGTTAACAGTTAATCTCGGGAAAGGCTTCTTTTGCAATTTCCTTAGTAATATTTGGGAATGCCCAGACTCCATCCTTAATAAGGTCTAACATTTCTGCTTCTTCTTTAGGGATGCCTTCTAGTAATCCAATCCATAATGCTTCCCTTTTACTGGAAGGCACTTGTTCAGTTACAAAGTATTTGAATTGTTTATGTTCAAACCTAAGACTTGTTTCTGTAAGGTCACTTGCTGGTGCAGCGTTACTTCCATAAGGTGTTTTACCTTCGGGTAATGTTGAGTTAATATTCTCATCAAATGCCCATTGAAGTAATGGTTTGATTGCACCGTTTCTACCGTTGAATACTTGTAGACCTTGAACTGCTAGTTTAGGTTCTTTCTCTGCAACGATGTTTGCTTGACATAGTATTTCATATGCATCTGCATTGTTTTGAAGTTCTTGCCTTGTGGTAATCAACTTCATCTTTGGTTTATTGGGAGCTCCTTTAGGTCGCCCTCTTCCTCTTTTTTTCTCTGTCATAATGTAAAATCCTCTACATGGTTTAACAACTGGTCTAGTCGATGTGTTCTTAGATAATCAAAGACCTTACCCTTTACTGGTGCTGTCTTTTCAAACTCATCTAATATATTCTTTTCTATATCAGTTGGTATAAACTCTAAATCAATTAGAGTTTGGTTTCTCAAATAGTTCCGATAATATTTATCGTCACTCTGTATTGTAATTCTTAAGTACTTATCTTTGATAGGTTTCCTTAACGGTGTCTGTCTGATACCTAGGTCTAAACAATCATCATTAGATAGAATGTTTGGAACTCCGTCTGACTTATCACCAGTAAGGATATGTTCTCTCAAAAATAAATCGGGGTCTTCAACTGTAATAAGTTTATTAAGGTTAGGACTCCATTGAGTTACGTACTTGTATTTATGGAGTTGCTGAAAGTCCTTATCTCCACTCACTATCATGACCTTCTCTCCGAAGGGTGCATGTTTAGTTAACACTGCAATGATGTCATCAGCTTCACACTTCTCGACATACATGTAACGGTATGGAAAGTTCTCTTTGATTTCCATCTTCACTTTATGAAGTGTATCAAATATTAATCCCCAATCCTTATTGTCTGCCTCTCGAGACTTTTTACGATTTGCTTTGTATTGTGGATAGTAGTCTCGTCTCCATGGATTTGATGCATCCGTGCAAAGAGTAATCTCTCCATACTCTGCTGAGTATTTCTTTTGATACCCTCGAACTGAATTAAGAATCATGTGTCTCAACATGTCTTCACTCACTTCTCCATTGTTCATTTTTAGTTGAACCATTAAACCAGCTATTATGGTTTGAGTAAAATCTATAAGAATCATTTAATCACTTTTAATAATAATGTATTTTTGGTCATCATGTCGTTTCCGTCTTTCAACTTCGACCTAGGAATCTCATCCATAAATCCACGAGCAATAATGTTACCACCTTTATATATTCTATCAAGCAACTCCCAATCTGTCAAGGTCTTTTCTTTACACGAATCATATCCTGTAATTCTAGAACCTTTGACTGCAAGGTTACCTTGGAAGTGTGTAAACTTCTTTGATGCAGTATTGTATGTAAATAGGTCATATGCTCTTGGTATCTCTATCGGTTCGATAGATGTATACCTTTCCCACTCTGCAAGGAAAGGAAGCTTCCTTACCATACGAGCTGGAGTCATAGGTTTAACTCTACGAACTGGTTTGTATTCATTACAATATTTTTCGATATCGGATTCAATACTCTCTAGAAATTTAATGTAGTTTTTCTTTTGTGTTTTGGTAAGGAAATTAAAAGCTTCCTCTAACTGTTCACATCCTTCTTCGTTCTTAACTTCAACCAAAGCTGGTTTAGCAAGACCCACCATAAATGTAACAACCTTTCCACTATACTCAAGTTGTTTTAAATACTTGTACATTGAGAAATCAGATTTCTTATTGTCTATCCAACAATCTATTTGGTATTCGACTTCGGCATAAGCATCAAGTGCCTTCTCACGCATTCGTTCTTGGATGTTTATTTTTTTAGGTTCAGTTTTCATAATCATGTAAGCAGTATATAATAAAGCCTAGGGCATTGTCAAGTGTGTTTACAAATTAACTGTCGTCCTTCTCATCACGTTTGTTTGTAATCATAAACTTACGTGCTGGATTTATCATAAGGTTTGCACGTTGCATCAAGTCACGGTTTGCAAGAAAAGGTATTGCCCCTCTAGTATCTAAACTAACTTCTTGTTCGTATATAGTGTTTAGAAAATTTAGTTCTAGTTCTACGACTGGTCTGTCTTCAGCTGGTTTTAATAAAGTAACCATTCTCTTTAGTGGTTTCTTATACTTAACACCTTCCGTTGTCCATGTAACTATCTTACCATTAATCTTTAAATCTTCTGCATGAAGTGAACAAGCTGTAACTGAATTACCTGTGTCCAACTTCACTGTCATTTCTTGACCTTCGACTTCGATGGTTTCTAATACACCACACTCTGTTGGTGACTTCTTCCATATGTCTCTGTCTTTGTAAATCTTAAGAACCATCTTAACAATATCCTCACCGATAACACTAGAGATTCCTTCAGTGCCTGGCGAATGATTTACTTCTAATAGGTAAGGTGGTTCGGTCTTTCTATTTTTGCTAGGAATAAAGTCGACACCACACCATTGTCCGTTGACGGCTTTGCTAGCTCTTAGACAAACATCTTTTTCCATCTCTGTTAATGTAACTGATTGTGCATCTGCACCTTGGGATACATTACTTCTGAAATCATCTGTAATTTTATTTCGTCTCATTGCACCAACAATTTCTCTGTTGACAATGACAACACGTACATCGTAATCTGATTCGATATACTCTTGTAATAGAATATCACAGTAAGGGTCAATCTTATAAATCAAGCTGACCTGTGATTGTAATGAACGTTCTGTTTCGATTAATAGAACACCCACACCTTTAGAACCCTGTAATGTTTTAAGTACCATAGGGAACTTATTATCTAATGCTTCGTGAGCTCTATCTACGGTCTCGGGTTCATCGTTTGGAATCAATACGGTACGTGGTTGGTTTAGACCTATCTCTTGCAGTCTTAGGTACGTTCTAAACTTGTCTGAACAAACTTCGATACATTCCCTAGGGTTGCACGTTGCAATGCCGTAGCGTTCAATCTGAGAGATTAAATCGAGGTAGGAATCTTTAGTTGTTACTGCACCACGAATCATAACTAATGTGTCTGCATCAATCTCAAATCCTTTCTCATCATCTGCATTGTGAATAGAGATAACGCCAGACTCATCATCACGTTCTAAGTATGCACCATTGACACGAACGTTGTAAACATCCATACCCATTTTTTCTGCAACACCAACTATCTTACCACTGGTAGATTTCTTTGATTGTTTCTTAGGACGTTCTGCGATAACAACAAGACGATAAGGGTCTGACTTCTTAACGTCTTCTTCTACTATTAATTCTTGAAATGATTTCATCCCTTTATTTTTAATCCTACACTTAGTGCTTGTTCTTGTAATGATGTTAGTTCTTTCTTATGCAATCCTACAAAGTATTCTGCATCAACTATCACCAAAGGTTTATGTCTGTTTCTTTTAATACAGACTATTGGTTCATACTTACCACAATTACTTTCTGCTTGTGCATATGCATTCCACACATTCACAGCTTCTTGATTCTTACATTCAATACTATAAGGGAATTGTTTTCTAGATTCTGTCCCTAATATAATATCCTCGCCTTGAGAACCCATAGGTCTAGACTCTGAATCTTCGGGGTCTAGGTCTAACTTCTCTACGAGTAAATCTCTAAACCACTGTTGTAGTTTACGACCTTTAGCTTTTGCTGACGATGTCTTCATTAAATGTAATACTCACTCCACAACCACAACTGGCTTCTTCATTTGGATTCTGAAACGTGAACGTCTCATTCAATCCCTGTTGTTCATAATCTAAAGTCATACCATTTAAAAACGGTTGACTCATTGTATCTATTAAAAATTTAAACTTACCGTAATCTATTTCTAGGTCACCGTCTTGATATTCGTCACGGATGAAAACATATTCGTATCCACTGCAACCACCACCTGTAACTCCTAGTCTAACTTTGTCTACTTGTTTTTCTATAAGTTTTGCTATGGCAATGTCTGTAACTTCTATCATAGAAGTATTTATACTTCAGACTCCCATACGCCGTGGTCATTAGCGTCGTTATCATGTTTATCTTTTTTCGGTTTAAATAATTCATAAGGTATATCTCCAGTTTGGTCTTCGGGTACATAGAGATAATTAATATCTGAACGGTTACATGTATCAATTGCATCAAAGATAGTTTCTACTAAAGCTTCACCACCTAAATTAAATGATGTATTAAATATAATAGGGGTGCCATTCTTTTCACCTAATGCTTTAATTAAATTATAATAATTTTTATTTTGTTCTTCTGTAACTGTTTGAATTCTACATGTACCATCTGCATGAACAATAGCAGGAATCTCTTCGTATGCTTTCTTCTTACATTGAATTGCAAACGACATATAAGGAGACTCTTCTAACTGCAACATTTTAAAATATTCATGTGCATGTTCTTTTAATACAGTACCAGCAAATGGTCTGTAATATTCTCTCTTCTTAATTGTATTAACAATTTGTTTTGCATTTGGATTAGTAGGGTCAAATAATATTGAACGATTACCTAATGCACGTGGGCCCCATTCGGAACCGTTTTGAAACATACCAATAACCTGCTGTTTATCTGTAAGTAATTCTATTACTTGGTCTTGGTCTCTTATAACTTCTGCTTTAATCATTTGTAGTCTCCTGTTGAGATTGATTATAATAATGTAACCAAAATGCAGCTCCCACTGCAGTACCACCATCATGGGGTACAGGGTCAACAAATATATTTAATTCGGGGAACTCTTGTAGGTATCTGTAATTGTTTGTACAGTTTAATGAGAACCCACCACTGAGTACTAAGTTCTTACAGTCGGGATTTAATTCCATTGCACGTCGAATAACATTACATGCATTCTTAAATGATTCTTCCTCACACATTTGTGCAACGATATGTCTATCAAACCTGTCGGGTCTATCGGGTAGTAGTCTTCCGTATGATGCCATACCCATCACCTTACCCGCTGCACGTCCATGAGCATCTGCACCGAAGGCATAACTCATGTTACTGAAGTTCATACCGCTAGAAGGGAAGCTAGTGAACACTGTATCGATATTACGAGTAGACTCATCATTGACCTTAAGGTCTGTTATACAATGTGCTGAATCATAGTACATGTTAGGGAAATACTTACTTGCAAGGGAACCTAACTCACGGTGATTAGACATCTTCTTCCACTGGGGGGTGACTGTTTTATCCTCGAAGGAACATTTCCAAATGGATTCAATCTCTTGGTAGTTCGGATACTCTTCATGAAAACACTTTGCACCACCACCGTCCCATGCGATGGCCATTGCATCCTCACCCTTCTCAAAGAAAGGACTAAGGAAGTAACCACTGTATGCATGATACATATGATGTTCCGTATCGAAATGATATTCTTTTACCTCATGAAACTGTTTACACATTGCATCGTGTATAGTTTCATCCATATCTTCGTGCCAGTCTTGTTTGAGAGATACTTTAGGAAACTCTTCTCCTATCTCTTGAAGTCTCTTAAGAGTTAACTGTTCTTTACTGAGTGCAGCTGCAAACTCTTCTGCAACCATACGATTTTTCATAAGATAGTCTTTGTCCATCTGTATTTCACACACACGTCTATCGAATGATGCAAAGACTAATTCACCCGAGGGGGTTCCGTCTTCATTGATTAAACAGTCTGCAACTCCTTTAGAGTCTACGACATGTAATTCGGGGTTTTCTAAACTGGGTGAATAGTACTTATCTCTACGTTCTCTCTCTTCTTCAAAGAGTTCTACGACTTCACCGTCTTCCATGATGCACAAAGATGTGTCATGGCTGGAATTAATTCCAATTATTCTCATAATATATTCCTGTTGTTTCTATAAGTCTTCTTTATTAGCTTTATAGAATGTTATTATGTCCTTTGGTAGGACGAGTTTATCTTCAATGAGTTGATTTACCATATCTTCTCTGCCTGCACGTCTACCATTACGGTACACTGACCACACAAGAGCTACGATAAAACCGATATGTATTAAATATAATTCTGTACTCATGGTTTTATTTAGGTTCCTTTAATATATTGTTTATTATTTAACTGAGACTCTACCAATTCTTTGACTTTGTTCTCTGAATACCACAATCCACTGTACATTGAAGTTCTTCCGTCTCTCCAATCCACATGATATCTCTTATATCCGAAGGGTCTATCGGAAAATATTCTTACTTCCCCATAATTTTCCACTAGTACTCTCATATTTTATACTCTTTCATCGATTATATTACCTTTTGAAGGTTTGTCTGCACCAATTTCATTTATATAGGGGACTTTATTTCGATTGTACATTGCTTCATGTTCTGCATTCATTCTATCTGCAGTTCTCTGCATCCCACGTTCAAGCATTCTCTCGAATTCTTTGTTTATTTTTCTTATTATCCAACTTAACACACTTATCTCCCTATATGTTTGACCTCATTTCGAGGTATGACTTGGTATGCGCCTTTATTATATGACGGTGCAACGGTATACTCGGACGAGATACGTTGCCTCTCTTCTTTACTTAGTGTATTAGACGCTGTAGACTCTTTAGACGAAGTCATCGACGGATAGTATACACTCTCACGCACATAGGAGCTAGAGACTTCTAGAGAACTAGGAGTCGTATCCCAATTATAATCCTTTGCAGTCTTGGTACGTGTCTTCCATGCATTGGTTTTACGTTTACGTCCACTCTTCGAGTGTTTCATTGAACCATGTATTGTAATCATAAGTCTATTATACCATAAAACTGGGGGGATGGGAATACGGTTTCACGCATGTCGTGTAAGTATTTGTGGACTTGGTGATGTTCGATTCCCTGTCCCCTTCCCGAGTCATATAGACCCCTATTAATGATTGGTAAACCATCTACGTATCGTAAATACTCTAGTATAAGCTATGATGGTCATGATTGCAGTGATGGTAGTACCTATATGCAACGGACTGTCCCACTCAAGCACCTCTAAGAAGATGTAGAGTAAGAATAGATTGGTAGGGTAGTTGATAAGGAGACCTGTACCTACTGTGGTAAGAGTCTCTCTGTGTATTCTTCTTGTCTTTGCACTCATGCTTCTTTATCTATGTCCCATAATATACGTACACCACTACGAGTAGACTGTAGAAAGATTTTATAACCCTTCTGTTCACGTCTCCACTCCTGTAACCACCTGTGACCATCACGTTCTGCATCTACAAAGACTGCATTGGTAATGAGTATAGGAATGAGTACAGCTGCATGTACGAATATACTGGTAACTATACTGTAACCTAACCATCCTAGGTAGAATGTACAGAGGAATCCAAAGAATGCACTCCACATAGTGAATAATACTAACATGAAGTATCCTTGTAGACTAGGGTCGGGTATGTACTTGAGAGGATTATACCTCACATTCATCACTAAGTTCCAACTGTCTACTACCCATAGGAAGAACCTACGTATTATATTTGGTTTTATCATTTTACTATTTCCTCTTAAAAAATTATCCGAAAAAAAATTCTCGGTGGTTGTTTAGAATGCCTCACAGAGCTATTAGGGTAGGGGGTTGAGTTGCTGCCCAAATACCCTAGGAGTCCCACAGCACTGTTCTAAGACGCTCTACGTATCTCTACTACGTGTTTGTACCTCTCCAACTCTGAACACAGTCTGAGCGCCTCCGAGAGACTCACAGGTTTCTCTGTGCGCTTGGCTAAGGTATGACTACCATCAATCTTCACGACTTTGGTATCAATACTGTATACGTGTACAGTATTCCATTTCATAGATGTATCTCCTATTATAACATACTTTGATGCTCTTGTCAAGGCTACTCGGAGATGCCGTAGTAGCAGGGCATACAGAGGTGGCGCTTCTCATCACCACGCGTGCTTTCGGTAACAACCCACTGAGACTTAACTATAAGCAATCCACGGTACAATTCTCAGTTCAACTTCCGTTTCTTATACTCTATTATACCATTAATGGAAGGGTCTGTCTACCCCATTTATGGTTAATGTATCAATTTGTATCTGGCCTTGTATCACATGTCCTGTCCTCGACGCTATCAACGTACACATAGCATTCCAATCCTCATTGGTCTTACCCTGTGCAAGGATGGTCTCTTGACGTGTTAACATACAGTAGAAGGGAATGCTTGTCGCTATATGAATCCCATGTAGAGCGTTCTCATCAGTAAGAGAGTAGATATCAGTCATCATACGCCAAGCACCTTTAATAGTATAGGGAGTATGAACAGGGGGAGTGCTTGAATGAAATCTGCATCCAACAGTCCGTTTTTCTTTAGTATCTTTATCATATACAGCTAGTATACCACTAAAGCCATACCACTGTCAAGGCCTCTCGCCGAAGGTCTGCGTGCCTTGACACTACGGGCTTTCTGTGATATACTCTGAGTACCTCTGCACCCTCTCGGGGCCATTGACTCCAAACTAAATATGTGATTAACCTCTCCGAACAACAGCACACAAACCCACTTTATTCCACTTTCTCCCATACCGACTAAATACCATTATTATTACACACAATACCACACTACTACACACATTATATTAGAGTCCACCATGATACCCTTTGAATTATATTCAATCACCCCCGATATAGACGATTTTGGTCACATATACCGTATTCCTAACTACTACACCCCCTCAGAGATGGACGTTATAGAGTCTCATAGATTGTCTTCTCACTACGGTAATACTACCATACCCTTAGAAGCATACCCCTCACTCAGAGTAGATTTACCACACTTCATTGGAGAAAAGACTCAATGGTTCCTTGATAACTGGGATAAGGTAAACACACTCACTAACATAGAAGGGTCTCCTAGTGATTTCTATCATGATAATGCACCCACATATACGGATGAATCTCTACGTGGTTCTCCCCCTCACTCTAAGTTGTATCCCATGCATACTGATAAGGGTAGTAAGAAGCTGTTAACTATACTTGTTCCTATGAGTAAGATGGGTGACCCTACGATGTTTCATGGCAGCTCTCGGTCTCGTGTATGGTGTCATGAGTGGGGCGTTAATGATGCATACATGTTTAGACCTTCTGATAGGTCTGTGCATTCATATCAGAATAATATGGATGTCAATCGATGGATTGTAAATGTGAATGTATGTGGTACGGTTGGTTGGATGAAGAAGTCTAATTAATCTCTACGTGTAGGAAGTGTTTTAGATTGGTTGCTTTGTTGTAGAGAGACTTGTCTTCTAGGTGTTTACCCGATACGTGTCCGTCTATGTGTATATCGAATGCTTGACTCATACGTGGTTCCGTTCTCGTGTTGGAGTCTACGGAATGCACGATAAGTGGACTGAATAAATGTAAGTCTCCTCGGATATTCTCTATCCATCCCTTACCCGAATACCATGTACCGTATTCTCTATGGTCGTTATTACTCAGAAATATATTACCGCTAATCATGTTATTATTCGTGATGGATTCGTACGGCTCGTGGTCTCGTATTGTGGTGTACACATTGGGTTGGAGTTCTTCGTACTCTAGAGATGCATGTCTATGTGGTTTGATACCCTCACCAGTAGACCAGTGATTACACCATGACTTGATGAATATGTCACGAGTGTTCCTTGTGTCTATTTCGTTGAGTANCCTTGTCATAAGGTCGATACCAAGATTCTCTTCTATGAGTGGTATCCAGTTGAAGGTTGAATGGAGTGACGTGAGTCCAGTGTATCCATTTGCAATTGCACCTTGGTCTAACGAGTTGGGGGAATGCTCCCGAATTAACTCGTCAGAAAGGTCTAATATAAGTTCACAGATTGATTTGCATTCCTTCTCTGTATAGAACTTAGGGATGACTACGTGATAATCTTCAGATTGTCTTATAGAACCCATAGTTCGAGATACCTATCCGATTTCGGGTCTGCATCTCCTTTTAAATGTACGAATGAACATTGTTGAGTAATAGTTCTATACTCATGGTCAAAGTGAATGAACTTAGCTTGTTGGTCACCACCTAATCCTCTCCATTCTCCGTTGTCAAATGATGGTCTGACTTTCTCTTCATACAGTTTATTGAGTTCAAGGTTTGCAAACTCATCACCGATATGATATTGTCCTATCATACCATGCATAGTGTTAAGAACCATTCCTTTGTTCTCTGCAATTTGGTCTTCGATATATTGTTGTACGTTAGAACCGTATTTCTCTTGAATACCAGCCATGTCAGCTACGAAGTTATCAACGATGTATTTACCGTCACCTTGTACGAAACCACAGAAGTGTGGGAAATATTGTGTATCTCCGTCACCCATCCAGTTACGTTCTTGATATAAGAATGATGTTTCATTCTCTTTGATTGATGCAGTTTCCTCATCTGTGAATTCAAAATTACATTCGTCGGTTGTACCTTTGTTAGGTAGTCCTTCGTATATAATAGAGGTACACATATTACGTGCAACAACTTTTGCATTTACATATGTACACTTGGCCTCTTCTCTGAGACCTTTCATGTCACCATCCCATAATAGAACTTGATACCATTCATCGTGAATGATGTTCTCGTCTTTTAGTAGTGGGATAACTCTGATTCCTTCGTCGAGACCTGTAGGGTCATCGGTATAACAAGATAGTCTTGCAATGGACATTCCATCATTGTCTAGACTTCTTTGTCTATCTAATGACAGCTTTAATCTGTTAACATCCTCGGATGTAACACCTAGACCATCGGTCTTAATCGTAATCACTTCAAACATTTATAACTCCTAATAATATAATAATAATGTGTTTGTTTAGTTTATTTAGGGATACAAAAAACCCTTCATATGTATCTATTATAATCCAAATGAAGGGAATCTCCAAGAGGCTTTATGCTTATTGTTCTAATAAATTTAGAACTTTATGCATTCTGCCACTCTTCATCATGATATGAAATTGTGTCCATTTATCTTCACTGAAGTCAGCAAGGACGGACACTAATGATTTAATACTCATTTGTATGCTCCTTTATTGTCGTGACTGAATGATACTATTGTTTCTTCATGTACCGACCTCGGCACATTACTCCATCTGTTTGTAACACTTTTGTCACATAAGTATATATGCCGTTAGGCATTCTACCAGTTGTAGGTTATTCCTACTGATACATGGTCTGCAAATTGTCCTTCAAACAAATTTCCAGTCATACCGAATGCATCTCTATAGACACCCATCTTTGCTTTGATATAGAATGAGTCGTTCAAAGCTCTTCCAATGGTTGCCATCCAAAAGGTATCATCGACTGTATACATTCCATACATTACAGTGACATCTACATTAGGTATAAACCATAAATTGTATCTTGCCTCTGCATAATTGTCGTTGTCCTCTATGTTCTCAAAATATGCAAGTGAAAGGTTATTGTATTTCACAATACCATATACTTCTTCAAGTGTTTCTGTAGAACCATCAAAGTCATATCTCATATAACCTAAGTCCACTGTGACATTGTCTGCAACGTCTAGTCTATATCCACCATAGTAGTCTGTCTCTGTTGTGGTGTCACCAAACTCTACGTCTGATTGCCATGCACCAAGATAGAATCCTGTTTCGGTTGTTACTTCTGCACCAAATGAAAATGCTGGTTGATTACCTTGAGACTCTCCTCTCCATACGTAATCAGATGTGTACCCTAGAGTACCGTTTAATTCAACTGCAAACGAGTTGAATGATAATGCCATAAGACATCCTAATAATATATTTCTCATATATTTCTCCTGTTATGGATAGACTGGTGGAGCTGATAGGGTTCGAACCTACGACCTACTACGTGCAAGGCAGTCGCTCTCCCAACTGAGCTACAGCCCCAAAATCTTATCCGTTATTATCTATACTTGGTTTGTATTTCTTGTTCTTGGTTTTACTCTTATAGACTCTCTTTTTAGATTCGTCTACATCGGGTGTTGATTTGTCATCTGCAATATAACGACCTTTGTCGTCTCTTGCTCTAACAGTTTCAAAACCAAGGAAATCTGTGAATTTTGTCCAAAATCCCATAATGTTATCCTCTTAATCCGTATGGGTTCTCATATGTTAATGCTTCAGGTATATCCTTTGCATCTCTTACTAACCAGTAAAAAACTATAAAGTTTAAGCCTGGTACTATAAAACCTAACTGCCACCAACCACTATGACCTCTGTCATGTAATCTTCTTGCTGTTAAACATATACTTTGTACAAGAGTTACAAGTGTCCATAACAATACTAACACTCCACTCTCTTGCATTTCTCCCCATGGTTCTAGTATACTAAAGAATGTAAATCCTAGTACATAGTTGTCCACTAGTGCAAGTAAACCAAATACAATCATGGCATACAATGTAAACCACCAGTACTCGGGTCTATCTGACCTTCCGTTAATATCTGTTGCTCTCGTGACCAACACCGTCTTCATTGTATCAATGAAGTGTTTAATTATATTCATATTTTCCTTTATGTTGATATAAAACTTTCAAGTGAACCACGACTTGCCTTCTCTCTGTTAATCAGTTTTAGTTTCTCTGCTTCAGCAGTCAACTTCTCCTTTAACGGAATAGAAAGTAATCGTTTAGCACCTTCTGGTTCTACATTATTATTCTCGCACACTCTAAGTATTGCACTCATTATGTCCGTCTTATTACCTACAAGTAATCTTTCTACTTGTTCTGTAAACTCTTTTCTACTAATCATTAAGACCGCCAAGACTAAAGTGGTATTCTGTCATACCCTTTCTGTCACTAAACCAATCTTCATATACATCCATAGTATCGGCTTCTGTTAATATTTCAAAGATAGCCTCACTCTTAAGTTGGCCATCGTATTCGCCTTGAAGTAATTCTGTATCTTCTTCTAATGAACCTGATTCGATATACTCGTGTACTTCGTCTTCGGTTACACCACACTCNTCCAACCATCCACTATCGATGTGTTTTTCTTTTTTGACATACACGGTATGGTCTTCCGTTAGTGTCATAATTATATCACTCATAAACTTTCTCCAAATTTATTTTCTCTGAACCATAAATTAAATGCATACTTCTCGCCTTCTAATACAGGTAGACCTGCATGTTGCGATAGTATTTCTCGTTTATTGGTATCTGGTTCAACATTATACCATATAACGATTGTGCCTCTCTTTGGTTGAACATTAACTCCTAATCTATTGAATCCTGTTTCACCACCTTTCGGTACATCTCGTAAATAACCTAATACAGTTATCATTCTCTGACCCATTTGGCCCATATATAAATCATTGTATCCTTCGTCATTCTCATCAAAGGAGTCCCAATGATAATTGTATTCTTGTCCTTCTTTGTAATGTACAACCTGAAATGGTTCTGCATTCTCTAAAGGCATACGAACTGTATCTGAAATTCTATTTGCAACACCAAGTATAACATCGTTGGTGTGATGTGGCAACCAGGTATTTGAACCTGTTCGACCTTCATGTTTCATACCCTTGCCGTCTGGACTCGCAACCTTTGATGACTCTAAAGATGCAAGTGAATGTTGTAGAATGTGTTCGCATTCATATTCTGTCATAAAGTCGTGAACGATACTTATCATGTGAGTATCGTTATTAGAGATATTAATCATATGCCGTATAGATTCTTGTATTGTTCTCTTAGTTGATATAGTTCATCAACATAGTCTTGAGGTTGTGCCTCGAATATCTGGAAGGTATTCATACCTTCTACACCAACTATTGCAGTGATGTTGTCGACAGCGTGACCTGTCATCTCTTCTACCATGATTGCATATGCAGTCATTTGTATGTACCATGGTTTCGCCATGTATTCTTTTTTAATCTTAGAAGATGATTTAAAGTCTATAATAGATAACTCATTCTCCCATAGCCCTACGCAATCGACTCTACCTGCCATTCTCAATTCATTGGAGTAGAGAGGTGCCTCTAAGGCGATAGGTATAATTTCATCTAATACTGGTTGAACTGCCTTGAACATTCCTTCTTGTAGAATGTTTTCAAAGATTATTTCTTTCTTATCTTGTCTTAGATAGTCTTCTACATGTTGATGAAATTTAGTACCTCTGTTGGTTGCGGCCTTGGTAATCTTGTTCGCCTCTTCAGCGCCAACTCGTTCTCGCCACAACTTAATATGTTCTCTATTGAGAATGCCTGTGACTGTGGTGACTGATGGATACTTTATAGTACCTTCGCCGTCTGTATAGTATCTTTTACCATTCTCGTACATGGTACTAAGTTCTATACTCTCTAATTCATGCAGTTCGCATATCGGTGCTGTGTTCATAATTTACTTTCCTTTGTTTTGGAGTTTGATGTGTTTTCTAACGACCTCTCTGGTCTTAGATTCTTTGACACCCATACCATTGTATCTTTTGTCAACATCACTTCCTGGATATGCCTTACCTACATTTGATAAGACTTCTTTAAACCCACCGTCAATCTTAACTCTATCCCCTACGCCACCTGTGGTTGGGGGTGCAGTTAATATGACTTGTTTTAAGTGTGGGTTGTCTTTCTTGAATTGGTCGAGTACTTTATAGGACATGAATCGTTCTTCGATACATCCTGTCTCTGAGTTTTCGAAATCGTAACTAGGCATTTAACTGTTCCTCTACAATTTGTCTGACTTTCTTTTCACTGTACCAAAGGCCACTAAACAGTTGTTCTGTTCCGTCTTTCCATTGTACATAATATCTTTTGTAACCGTAAGGTCTTTCTGAGAAGATTCTAACTTCTCCATAATTTTCTACTAATAATCTCATAACATAAATTGTGGGACATCTCTTTTAGTCCACTTCGCAAAACTTTTCTTGTATTCTTTGTAGTATTTATGATACGCATCTATAGCGCTTTCTGCCTTGACATCATCTGGCATACACTGTGGTGGTTCTCGCCACACACCTAGTTTGCAGTTATCTGGTATGTTGTTTAGTAACTGTCTGAGTTTAGTATCTGTCATATGTGTTTTGCCGTAACGGTAAGTATACTCGTCACATAGATTGGTGAACATGTCATATGCATATTGATACTGTATTGCATTTTCACGAACCCATACAGTAGACGGATGATTGATATGAGATGCCTTGTATAAGATATCTTCTCTGTCATCAAGCATACGCCATCTCTGTAATCTACGACCATTCTTAGACAAACCATAATACGACTCGCCGTCTAACATACGATGTGCAGTAGATAACATCTGAGCGTATTCGATAATCATCTTAACTACATGTTTGTCGCAATGCAGTGTAGCGGATATATCTGGTTCTTTGTCTAAGTAAAATAAATTCATAGTGCTTTAATCTCTTCTAGGTACAGTTCAACTTTTTGCCACCCTAGATAACCTATAACATCTTGCGTGATAGGAGTATGGTAACACAACTCGTCATCACTGTCAAGTACCGCAAGTTCCCAAAGACCATCTTTTCCGCCATAAGAGAAATCATGTTTCACGACACTAGCGCCGTAACCATTTTCAAATTTATAAACATGTTGCACTCCTGTATCCATGTAATTAGTATCTATCAAATATTCTCTCATTGTTTTCTCCTTATTTGTAAAATATATGTTCGTTAATAACGACTGTTTCGTTTAGTGTTCCTGCCCAATACGGATTGACATACACATTATGATAGTGAGTCGCACCTTCTGTAATGTCAGGATAGAAACCATCTACGACATCTCTGGCAATCAATAGACACTCATCGAATGTCTTTGTATCTAAAGGTACATCTGATTTGCCATCGCAATACCAACTGAACTGACATTGATTAATCTTAGGGACTAGTTTGCCTTGCCAGTTCTCTCTTAACTTTGCATCATAGACTACGCCACAAATATCTGCTGGGTATGAGTAATGTTGTGTTCTATTCAATACAACATTTGCTACTGCAACTTTACCAGCGAGTGGTTGATTACCTGCCTCGAAGTAAATGTTTTGTGCAAGACAATACTCTGAACCATTTTCATCTGAGGCCATAACTTGCATACTCATAGCACCACATAGAAACCCTAAAAAGGCACCTAGTGTAAAACTTATATATCTCATTTTCATATTAACACCCACTCGTTGTGTGTGAATATTCATCTGGACAATCTACCATACCGCATACACATGTCGCAGGTTTATTCCATAACATAGATGACTCA